ACTAGTTCACCGGCCGGGCAAGCCGGCCGGGGTCCAGATGAAAAAAGAAACCGTTGACTGCTCCTGTCGTCTAGCCTTTGAACTAGTTCACCGGCCGGGCAAGCCGGCAGGGGTCCAGATGAAAAAAGAAACCGTTGACTGCTCCTGTCGTCTAGCCTTTGAACTAGTTCACCGGCCGGGCAAGCCGGCCGGGGTCCAGATGAAAAAAGAAACCGTTGACTGCTCCTGTCGTCTAGCCTTTGAACTAGTTCACCGGCCGGCCAAGCCGGCCGGGGTCCAGATGGAATCATTAACTGCTCCTGTCGTCTAGCCTTTGAACTAGTTCACCGGCCGGGCAAGCCGGCCGGGATCCAGAGGAAATTATTGAGCGTGTCCGAGGTCTAGCCTTTGAACTCATTCACCGGCCGGGCAAGCCGGCCGGGTTCCAGAGTCTAGCCTGGCGAACTCGTTCACCGGCCAGGAGTCCCCTGACAATCCTTCAGGGCTTGGCCGGCGGCGTCCGGGCCTTGTCGAGCAGGTCCTGCAGCTGGCCATGGGCCTGGTCCTCCTTTTGACGGCTCAGCAGCTTCTCGACCAGGGCGAGCACTTCGGGCGCGACGTTGATGCTGGAGTGGCGGGCGTACCAACCCAGGCCGGCGCCTAGCAGCGCGAACAGCAGGTGCAGCACTTCGGGGCTGATAAGGCTCATGACTTCCTCCGAAAGGTGAAGAGCACCGCGACCGCAGCCAGGGCTGCTGCCGGGACGCTCCAGGGGATCTGTCCCAACAGGCCGGACCGGCGCCGGTCCGGATCGTTGTCGGGCTGGTAATTCGGGTCGGCGCGGCGCAGCGCCTCGGCCAAGTTCTCGGCCCCGCCCTGGTAGTCATCCTGGTGGTGCAGCACGGTACCGTCGGGCGCCTGGAGATAAATGGTGGGCCGGCCGCCGGCGCGGAAGCCCTGGCGTGTCACGGCCCAGTGGTCCGCGTCGTAGCCCTTGACTGCCAGCCGATCGTGCCAGGGCCGCAGCGCCGGATGATTTTTGAGATCGGCCAACACCGCTTCTCGCTCCGCGGCCTCGCCGATCACCGTCAGGTGCAGCCTGTGGGCATCATCCGGGATACGAGGATCGGCCGCGCCCAGGACGCGCTGCACCTCGAGCCGGCTAACCTCGTGGCCATTGAGGTAGAAGTGCTCGCCGGACTGGATCTTTCCGGGGACCAGACCGAAGTTACGAGCGGGCGGCGGCGCCGGCGGCTGGCAGCGCGGCCCCCACAGGCCCATCCGCGGATCCAGCGGCCGATAGTAATCGTCCACCAGGTGGTAAGCGCCCACCTGGACGCCGTCGAGCCACAGCCCGACCTGGGCGGGTTCATCCGGGAACGACCGCCATTCGTACCCCGCTGCCGCCGGCAACGCGGTCAGCAGCAAGGTCAGGAGGATACTAAAGTGTCGTCTCATGCGGGGAATCTCCTTGTCTTGGCCGCTCTCGATCCCGACGAGGGGTATTCGGGATGCGGATCGAGATCGAGAGCGGGATTGAGCTCAATTGCGGGGTGGCATGGGAGGCCCTGGGTTGAGGGGGATGATGGCCCAGCCGCTCTTGCCGCCGGTGTAAGTCCGGCGGAATTCCTCGGGCGACATCCACTCGTAGGTTTGGGGAAAGTTGTTGTCCAGGACGACGAACCAGCGGTCCGAGGCCGCGACCAGCGACACCATGTGGGCGATGTGCTGGCCCCCATAGCGGCCGGTGGGGCTAAATGAGTAGGTGACCCCCGGCATGCGGCCCGAGCGGCACGCCGTCTTCAAGATTTCCAGGTCGGTTCCCTCGATCTGGAGGTAGGCCGGCTGGGGCAGGCTCTTTTCTCGACAAAACTCGCTAATTACGCGATCGACCTTGTCGGGGTACCCGCCGCCGGGGCGGCGAAACATCCACTCGAACAGGCCGGCGAAGACAGGTTCGTTTTGCCACAGGCCGCTGTGGCGCAGCGAGGCGAAGACGCACAGGCCGGCCCCATCGCTGCCGCCGCGGTTGCGAACGTGGAGGTCAGGCGGCAGATCGCAATCCACGTCGGTGCCATCCAAATTCCGCGGTCCATTGATGCTGGCGCCGGCGAACCCGACCGGGTTCAGGAAACGGCCCCCCCAGGGTTTGGGCCGAGGCGCCGGACAAGGTCCCGGTCCGGGACAGGGCGCGGGCGGCTGGGGCTCGGGGACAGGGCTCGGAGCGGGCGGCTTGACAGGCGGCGGACCGGGTAAACGGCCGCCGCCCAGTAGTGACGCGGTGACCAGGGCGGCCAGCACCAGCAGGATCGCCAGGCGGGCGCGATTGTCCATGATGGGTTTCTCCTCTCTCACAAGGCAGTTGTGGGCCAGGCCGAGGGCTGGAATCGATCCAGGTAGCAGCGCAGGTAGGCCTGCGCCGTCCCGGCGTTGATGAGTTCCACGAACACGCAGTACCACGCCGTCTTGTTCACGCCGCTCGCGTCCAGCTCGATCACCGTGTCGCCCAGGGTGTTGTTGCGGGCCGGGTCCAGCTGGGAGTTGTAGGCGTCGCGAATATCCACGCCGGGATTGAGCAGCAGCCAGTGCGTCCATTTGAGCCACTGCGCGGACCCGAAACGGCCGTCTTGCACCCTGGGCACCAGGTAGCCTCTTTGCGTGGAGCGCAGGGCTCCCAGGGCATAGGGACTGCTCGCGTTGGATCCGGCGTAGATCGACACCGTCACGTTGCTGCGCAGCGTCAAGGACATTCAGGCCTCCTCATAGTCCGGGCAGCTCTTGCAGCGCTCCAACGTGCAGGTGCCATGCAAATCGCAACAGCGCAGCCACCTGGCCGGGCACGGACAATCCGCGCGAGCCAGCACCGGCCCCAGGTACACGCACGCCAGGACCCGGCCAGGTGGCGCAGGCAGCGGAGCCGCGCCGGCGCCGCGCTTTTTGCAATGCAGGCAGGGGGGTTGGCCGGGCTGACACTCGCAGGGTGATAGGATCATGGTTCGCTGAAAGTGATGGTGAAACTGCCACCATAGCAATCGTTATTGGTGGTAGCGAAGGTCATGAAAAAAGGATCGCATGCCCCGAACTGAAAGCCGCCGATGGAGTTCAGGTTGACACCGCAGGATTGCAAGAGCCCCCAGCCATTAGGAACTGTGCAAATCAGGAAGAACCCTGCTCCAGCGTTTGATCCGCATATGGGAATAAATGAATCAGGCACAAGACCGTCGTAGCCGGGCCCTATCAAGAGCACGCTTGGGTTGAAAGTCATCGTGAACACGGCGCCGACCAGGCAGGAAGTGCCGCCAGTAATTCGGGCCGTCATGGTTAGCGGGGCGAGCTGTCCAGCGGGGCAGCAAAAAGGCGGCCCAAAGGTCCCTGGCGGCACACGTGGCTTCTTACCCTGACCCACAACGCACGTTGGACAGGCAGTCCCACAGTTGGGCTGAGCCCGATCCATGTAGACGCGCAAATAGGGATTGGGGCCGCCCGCGCCGCGGAGTTGCACCATGACCGCGACGAAGGCTGTGCAGGTCCCGGCAATCGGGTAGTCGTGGACGAAGATGGTATCGCCGTTGGCCTCATTGAAGGCGTTCTGCTGCGAGTTCCAGGCGCTCTCGATGTCGGTGCCTGCGGCCACATCTAGAATAGTCGTCCAGTACACTTTCTGGGCACCGCCACCCACCCACGCCGGCGCATAGCCAAAGCGGCCATTGCGGACGTGTTGGCGCAAGTGGCCCTGGCCGGCGCAGATCGCCGCCACGCCCGGAGGAGTGTAGGGTGTGGCCGGGGCATATTGACGGTACACATCAAACGTCACATTGGGGGGCGCAAGAGGCATTAGCCTTGCTCGGTGCCCACGGAGTAACGCCGGTAACTCTGGAGGAGCCGGCGTGCTCGGGCGGGCGGGTTCTGGGGATCGGGAGGGATCCAGGTCTGGCTGACCTGGCCGGGGATGGCCTGCGACGCCAGGCCGGGGTCGCGAAGGCTGAGGTTGTAGGCCTCGGCGACCCAGATGGCAGTGGCTTCCTGGACGGCCTCGGGGATGGTGGCGTAGCCGGCGGTGTATTGCACGCGGAAGTTGTTGATACCGACAGGCCAGACCAGGTCCTCGGGGTGGAGCAGCTCAGGATCGGTATAGGGGATGGCGCGCAACAGCCAGCCGCGCGGGTCCCACTGGTAACCTTGAAGCTCGTAGGTGTGCATCTTGAGCTCGGCATAGGCACCGCGGCAGGTCAAGCCGCCCTGGCTCTGTACGGCATCGCCGTAGGAGGGCGTTACCCAGAGGTCGGCACTGGGGAAGAGCCCATAATCGCCTGTGGTGATGCCAACGACCTGTCCTTGCCAGCCGGCCCCCAATGCCGTGATCGCGGCTCCCAGGGCGTTGAGGGTCGGATAGGTGGCGTATGACAAGGTAGTGTCACTGACGGTCACGGTAACACCGGAGGCGACGCGTACCAGGATGAGTCCCGTAGCGGTCACCTGGACATAAGCACGCTGGTTCGTGGCCTGATCGGTGTTGATGATCTTGAGGACGGTCACCGGCCGATAGCGCACGGACAGGACGCTGGAGACGGGGTAGGCACGCAGGAGGAGCCTACGATCGCCGTTGCCGTTGTACAGCTCATCGTAAGTTCTCAAGGAGAAGTCGCGCCGACACCACTTCTGAACGGCATCGGAATAGGCGGCAATGAGGACGCCCAGGAGAGCGTCCTGGCTGTTGTCGGTGATGGACTGGATGGCCCGCTTGGCCCGCTCGATATCGATCAGGTTGACGTTGTTCATTTTATTAGCAGTTGTCAGTTCTCAGTTGTCAGTTGTCCGTGGCTATAGTTTTCCACTGACAACTGACAACTGAGAACTAACAACTCTTAGAGTGTTACTGGTTGACGGACGGTCATTTCGCCGTGGGCGAGCACGGTGTTAAAACCCGAATCGGTGCGGCGCACGTCCCAGACGTAATCGCCTGCGGGCAGGTTGCTGGTGTTGGTGCGCGTCAGGGTGAGCTTGAAGCGGCCGCGGCCGCCGTCGATGAGGGACACCGCAGGGCTAAATTGCAGAGTGCCGCCGAGCTTGTCCTTGACGCTACTTGTGAGTGTCCAGGTCGTGATGTCCTGCGGTGGGCCTAGCTGGAAGTTCAGGGTGACGTCTTCACCCTGGAAGAACGTCACGTTGCTTTGGACGCTCATGAGGCCCCCAGGTTGAAGGTGGTCTGGGTCGACGCCGTCAGGTTGAAAGCCACAGCAGCTTCGGCGCCGAGGTTGAAGACATTTCCGATAGCCGCCGCCAGATAGTAGCCGCGGGCCTGGCCCGAGGGCGGCACCATCGGAGGTGATCTTGGCAGCCAGCTTTGCCGGCCAATGCCTAAACTCCCAGGAAGGACACGAGAGACCACCAGGGTGGGGGTGCGTCGGGCGGTGGGTGTTGTAATCGCCTGCCGGCGCGGCCCCTTGAGCACGAGGGTTATTCCACGCGGAGCAGGCTGGTTCTGGGTCTGGAGGTTGAGAGGCCACCATCGGGTCTTGTGGGGCGCCTGGGCATTGAGCTTGATGGGTGGGTCATTGAGCCAGACAAACCCTGAGATAGCCGCAGGCCGCGGCAAGGAGACGATGTGTGGCTGCGGCCGGCGCGGTAGCGACGTTGCCGAAGGTCCGGTCACCCGCCCGATGTGGGGCTGGCGCTGGCGGAACCGCAAAAGGACGCTGCCACGCGGCATGGGTTACTCCTCGACGATGGCGTTGACGGAAACGGTCTCGGCCTGCGTGGCGGTCATGCGTAGGCCGATGAGGTTGCCGCCCTTGACGCGCACTTCCTGGCCCTGGGGAAACATGTAGATAATGCCCGTCTGCGGCTGGATCTCCCAGACGCGCAGCGTGGCCGAGCCGTACGAGGGCTCAACGGTGTAGTTGGCCTTGTAGGTCCCTTGCGGCGTTTCGGCCTCGTCGTCGTCGTTGGCAGCCGGAGTGATCGCACTCCCAGTGCCATCCGAGGTAACGCGAATGAGCTCGCATTTGACAGGCGTGTCGGTGGGGCTAGTGCCCTTGAAGAAGATTTCGAAGCCGAGGATCTTCAATCGCTGGTTAGCGGGTGCCTTCATGAGAAGGACAGTCTTCGGGGTGCCAGCACCCAGCGAGACTTCGCCGGTGGGCACGCTGAGGTTCAGGTCTGCCATAAATGGACTCCTAGTCGAAGGAAGAAGCAGGTGGTTGGGGGGCGAAGATTTTGACACCCCATGCACCAGGTGGAAGCTGCAAGGTGGGTACTGCATACTGACCCTGCCGCTTCGGGGTGAACGGCGTTACCGGAGCGTGTGTGCCCTGCGGTGGGGCGTTGAAGAGGTTCATTCCGAAAGCCGGGTTCGCAGGAGCCATGCATGGCTCAGGTGTCTGTAGACCCCATAAGGGCCAATAGCCTTGTAGGGACGCCGGGCGAATACAGTGAGGAAGAATCCCAGAAGCTAGTGCCTTAATCTCGCTCGCCGTTAGTACCACATTCCAGGCCGCCGACTCTGCCACGTACGCGTTGACGTAGTTCACCCGCGACCCAGCATTATTGACACTTGCCAGTTCTACGTTGGACAAGATTGGACTAAGGTTATTGGACGCGCTCGTAGACGTGCCGTTGCGATAGACGATCAGACTGCTCCCATCAGCGGTGGCTGCTAGGTGGTACCAGGTACTAAGAAATAGGCTACCTGAACTATCCGAAAGAAGATTGCTGGTGCCGCTATGAAAGGTTTGGGCGAAGGCAGTCGGGCCGGAGTTGACGCCGATTTGGAAGCGGTTGTTTCCTGTGGAGCCGTCATCAAGGGCCAGCACCGTGGCGAAGCTGCTTGGGCTAGCGAGCAAGTAGAACCAGGTAGAAAGGCTCGCAGGTAAGGCGCTAACGCCCGAGGTCGCCGAACCGTACTGCGTGCTGCCGTTAAAGCTCCGAGCCATTAAACTACTCCTATAAGCCGATGCACCACTGGAGCCCTCATGTCCGCCAACCCATATGTCCTTGCCATTTTTCGATGGGCTTCGTCTCTTGTCGGTATCGCCTACTTCGCGGCGTACCTGCGCTACATCGATTTCGTGTGGGGCCCCTATTCGCTTCAAGATCGGCTTTGGGCCAAGGTGGTCTGCTACGGCCTCATCGCAGTTCTTGTGGTGCGCTTACTTGGACTTGGCGGTTGGTGGTTGGATCGCGCTTGCTCCGTTGCTAACTTCGTTGGAGCCTCCTGGCTATTCCGACCGACATTTCCCTATATGACAGTCAATGAAGAGCTTTATTTGGCACTGTCATTTTGGTGCTGTTTCCTCCAGCTCAATACCGTCTGGTCCGTTGGCCGCTGGCCGCCAGTCACCGTGGTGGAATCGCAGCCCGGTTGGCCGCTGGTTCTGTTGGGCGTGAACATCGGCGCGTACTTCTACACGGCCGGGATGGATAAATGGTGTGACCCTTGCTGGTCGAATGGGACGGGACTCTATCACGTCCTGCTCCTGCCGTGGATGCGCGGGCCTGGGGCCGAGTGGATGCTGGAGTGCCCAGGCCTGCTGCGCGTGGGAAACTACGCCTCAATGCTTATGGAGATTTTGATTCTGCCGTTGATGCTGACCCGCTGGACGCGGCCCGGAGCGGTGGTCCTGCTGCTGGCCTTCTTTGGAGGTCTCGTATGGCCGATGCGAATGGACTTCATAGGCGAGGTTGGGCTCTGCATAGCACTTGCTGTGTCTGCCTTGATTTTGCGTTCGCCCTGGCCGGCGCCTCGGCGCACCATCGCAAAGACTTGTGTTAAGTGGGTCCTGACAGCCGGCGTAACGGTCTGTGCGGCTCAAGTTGTCTTGTTGGCGGGATCGCCCTGGATGTGGCTGAACGACCTCAAAGCCCCCGTCATGTACAAAGCTACCCGTCTGTATCGCCCGTGGCTGAAATGGGCAAATGAACACGCCACGTTCATGGTCAAGAAAATCCTTTTCAGCCGACAGCATTTCGTCGGCATCTGGGCGTTCCGGATCGAAGTGGAGCTGGAGGACGGACGGGTAATCGAGCCCATCCAGGTCTTTCGCGAGGACTGTTCGGGAGGCTGGCAAACGCAGGGGATTGGGGCGCCCCGCTGGTTTCAGGGCTGTATGTACGATCTGAACACTACAGGCCCGGCGCTGGCTAGGTACTCTTGCGAGCTGGTAGCGAAGGATGCCCGACCGGTGAAGGCGCGCCTTCTTCTGTGCCCCCTTGTCATGCCCAAGGAGTTTGCCGGCGATGTGCGTCCTTGGCTGGAGCACAACTGGAACATGGCGCTTGAGTACGACCCAGCATCCGGAGAGAGCAAGATGGGCACCCGTAGACAGCACCCGATGTTTATGCCTTGACATGTTCAGCATTCACTCCCAAATGAGTGTGACGATCCAGGTGCTAACCTGAGCAAGCGTCCAACCGCTCGTGTTGAAGGTCAGAGCGACCACAATCACGTCGTTGGCTTGTGGCGCGGTGGTAAGGGTCGTCTTCGACTCGAGGTACTCATCCGCATTCCCACCTGCCCATGTCAGGGAGACTTGCGTTTCCGAGCTTAGCGCTACCGCGCTAGGGCTTGAGCCCGCAGGGCAGCGGCCGTCCTTGATCGTTACCTTGGCGGTGCCGCTGGTTGCGTTCGCGAGAGCCAACAGTCGTAGCTTGAAAGTCCCCGAGGGAATGACCGGGGGCATCGGGAAACGCAACTCCCATGTGGCGTCCACATCGAGTGAGGCCTTGACCCCCAGGCCCTCGTCATGCGGAGCTGCATTGCCTCCACCCCCAGCGTAGAAGTTTGGAAACAAGCGCCCCGCTGTATCGCCGGTGTAGACACTGGTCGGAGAGATCGGGCCGCCGGCCATATCACACCCCCGTGGCCCAGAGGAATTTGGAGAGTTTCAGAGGGCGGATGGGCAACGCCTGCAAGCTCCCAGGTGGTGTGGCGTCTGGGTCGGTGGTCTTGTACTCCAACACCCCAAAGGGCAGGCGCTTGCCAGTGTCGGTGCTAACATCCACGTCGAGGGTAAAGCGATCCTGGGCGTTTTCGACGGCGTAGCGGCGACAACTGACGCATACGACGATCGCCAGCGGAGCATCGCCCACCAGCTCCAGGTAGCGGGCCTGGAGGTCCGCGGGTAGCTGGCTTGCGAGCAACTCCGGCCTTTGCCCGACGGCGTGGGCCAGGTCGGGGGCCACTTCCAGGCGCCACTTCTGAGTCTCGGTCTTTGCGGAAAGGGCATAGACTTCCGGGTAATTGTCTCCCCCCTCGTAGCAGCGCAGGCGGAGCGTGAGGTAGTAGGCCCCCTGGCGGCGGGCCTTGCGCAGGGCGAGCTGCGGCGTGTCGAAGTAGGTGGTCTTCAAACCCTGACCCCGGAAGGTCGGGTCGAAGGCCTCGGTAGCCCCCAGGTGGGGCAAGCAGTAGGCCACCGCGGGCAATAGCGCCGTGGGCACCGCCCAGCTGGCGACGTTGGAACGCAGGTCTTGTGCGGGAAGCGGAGGCATGTTAGAGCCAGCTAAGAGTGATGTCGGGAGCCGTGCCCGTGGCGATCACCACGGTGAGGCCCGTCATGAAGTTCACGTCGAAAGCCAGGGTGACCAGGTTTTGCGTCGGGTCGATGACGGCGACCACCGTGCCCGAGCCGCTGGTGTTGTCGTAAAGCGTGATGGTATTGCCGGTCGCGCCCTTGACGTTGATGGTCAGCGTGTGGAGGAACCCCGGCGCCGCCTTGACCACGGTGGTGCCGTTGGCATTCAGATGCGTGTAGTTGAAAGAGCCCGAAGGACTGACGCTCATGTTAGTCGCCTTTGTCGGTTTCCCATTCGCCCCAGGGAAGGTCGTTGGAGTAACTGCCCCGGCCGTAGTGGCGGGCCACAACAGCGCGCGTCGCCATGACCTTGAGGCCCTGGCGGGCACACCAGCCCGAGAAATTCCAGTCTTCCGAAAGCACGTTGGCGTACCAGACGCCCTGCGAATCCTTGCGCACCACGTCGCGTACCTCGAAGCCGGGGAACTCCTCCACCCAGGCCCCCAGGCGGCAGGCCCACAGACCGGTATTGACCATCAGGTGATGCTCGGGGCGGTCGGTGTCCTTTGCCGAAAACGTGACCGGCAGGTCGAAGACCTCACGCAGGGTGAGCCGGCGGATCTCGTGAGTCTTTGGATCTTGCAAGCCAGTACTTGAAAGGCCGCGACCATCTTTGATCGGGATCACCACCGACACCACGTCGGCGTTGTGGAGAGCCATTTCCTCGAGCAGCGTGTCGAGCCAGCCGCTTGCCGCCGAAATGTCGGCGTGGTGCATGGCAAAGTGCGTCAGGCCCAGCGTCGAACGTTGATTGAGGGCGGCGCACCACAGCTTGTTGAAGTTGTGCGCCAGCAACGAGGCGCCATTGGTCTGGACCTTGACCCGATGGTGCTCGCTGGCCAGGACGAGGCCCGTAAGAGCCTCAGGGGCCAATTCGCCATAGTGCGGCAAGGCCAGGAGGACGGATTGTGATTCCATGAGGATCCTCGAGCTGCGGCTCCGTTCTCGACCCCTGCCGGCTTGCCCGGCAGGTGAAGCAGTTCGCCAGCTAGTACACCGCGTGATTTTGTCCACTTTTCTCGACCCCTGCCGGCTTGCCCGGCAGGTGAAGCAGTTCTGTGGCTAGAACGCCAGGACAAGGAGGGGTAGCGCCCCTGTCTAGCTGTCGAACTCGTTCACCTGCCGGGCAAGCCGGCAGGGGTCCACGACGCTGCGTGGTGTCCTGAGGTCTAGCTGTCGAACTCGTTCACCTGCCGGGCGAGCCGGCAGGGGTCCACGACGCTGCGTGGTGTCCTGAGGTCTAGCTGTCGAACTCATTCACCTGCCGGGCAAGCCGGCAGGGGGCCATCTGGCCACCGAACTGCAGGGCAAGCCGGCCGGAGGCCGCTGTTGTCTAGGGGGACGTAAGGTACTGGGCATTGACAGCCGCGGGGTTTTGCAGGCTGGCGGGTTTGTGGTTGGCCTCGCCGCCGTAGCCGACGACCGAGAAGTTCACGGCCGCGGTACCTACGACGACACTGACGCGGGCATAGCGGTCGCCGGGGTTCTGCTGCACCACCGAGTCGGCGGTGGTCTCCAGGGTGACGACCACGTTGTTGGTGGTGTTGGGCACCTGGGCGATGTTGACGTTGGTCGTCATGTTGTGGACGTTGGCGTTGAAGTTGGCGTTGGCGGCGGTCTGGATGGTGATGTTGACCGTGCTCGACGCCGTCATCGCGCCGATCTCGATGACCCACTGGGCGCGGTGGAACTTCTGCATGTCGATGCCGCTGGAGTTGTAGGTGCCGGCCGCGGCGTTGCTGGGAAAGATCTGGTCCACCTGGGCCAGGGCCTGGGTGAGCTGTTCCATCATCATGGTTTTGGCCTCATGTTTGGCGTAATGGGTCGGAGCAGGCTACGAGTGCAGGGTGACGAAGGGACTGACCTGGGTGGTGCCGTCCTGCAGGGTGACGGGTTTGTCCATCCACGGCTGGCCGTCGAGGCGCTCCACAACCCGCCAGGTCATCTGGTTCTTGAGGAAATTGACGTGTTCGCTGGCCGCGACCTCGATTTGCATTCGGTCGCCGATGACGTACAGGGCCGGATCGATGATGGACAAATCGCCGGTAGTACCCAGGGCCGGGAGCTTTTCGGTGACGAAAGCCGGCCGGCCCAGCAGGTTCCAAACAGGGGTCTTCGTGGCACCCTGATCGATGGAGATGAAGATCGCACGGTTGGCCCCGTCCTTGAGCTGCAAGAGCTGCGGGATAACAGAGGGCGAGAAGGCCCACACGGCACTGGCCCAGGAGGCAGGCAGCAGCTTGCTCCACATGGTGGCGACGTCGTTGAAGCTAACCGCATTGGCAGCATCGCGCCGGTTGGCACCCAGGCCGCCGCCGCCGGTGGAGATGGTAGCGTTGGCGGACAGGATCCCCTGGGGCTTGCCGACGCCGTTGCCTTGCAGGAAGGCGTACTCCTCGTACCAGGCAATGGCCTTGGCGAAGAGGATCATGAGGAATTTCTCCAGGCCGATGATGGAGTCCTGGAGCAGGACGTTGGAGGAAACCGAGTCGCCTGAGAGTTCCCAGGCCTTCAGCTCCATCTGCTTGAACTGCGGCTCGGTCTCGGTGCGCGTCTGAGCCTCGGCGGTCCAGTACATCTGCACGCCGCCGAAGAAAGGTGAGACGCCGGCGGCCTGGACGGTGGTGACGTCGAGGTAAGGGATCTGCAGTGTCATCGACGCCATGGGCAGGACGAAGGCCCGCGGGCGGATGAAGGTCTGCTCGGCGACGAGCTGCACGAGGTTGGTGTAGAACTCCGGCGGCACGGTATAACCGCCGGTGACGCCGCTGGATTCACCCAGAGCCGCCTTGGTCTGCCAGGCGTTGAAGACGGAGCCGTAGTGCTTTTCGAGGTAGTTTTTGTCGTTGCGGGCGACGGCGAGCAGGAAGTCGCCGAACGACTTTTTCGGGTCGCCACTGCCACCCTGGCCGAAGATGGCCGGCACGCCATGGCGGCGCGACTGCTGCTGGGCATCGGCGAACTGCTTGAGGGTCTGGGCGATGATGGCGTCCAGACCGCGGGTAAAGCCGCCCAGGGCCGACTCGAGACCCTTGGTGATGATCGGCGTAATGGGGTCATCGGCGACGGCCCTGGCGACGCCGGTGGCGATCAAGGACTGCCCCTCCTCGGGGCTGACGTGCAGCTTTTCGCCCACGGCCTTCCCGAGGAAGGGTTTTAGAAGTTCTATGAACATGAAGTGTCTCTCACGGGGGTGATCGGATGGAATCGGGTTTCACAAACAATCCATCTCCGGGCGCGGCAGCACGGCGGCTCGAGGTCCGTCTGGGGCCCCGCGACCCTGATGGTTGACAGGCAAAAGATCAATGGTTAGCGACTCTCACAACCCGCCGTGAACGACGGGTCTACACGCTGCGCGACAAGCCTCGTGAACGAGGCTCCTGGCGGGCCGCCATCTGCCCGTTGTTGCTGACCCCGACGCTCGTTTACGAGCGTTTTTCGCGCAGCGTATAGACCCGTCGTTTACGGCGGGGCAGCTGGGGCCCGCGACCCTGATAGTTGATTGATGGTTGACAGGTAAAAGATCCATGGTTAGCGATCCTCATACCCCGCCGTGAACGGCGGGTCTATACGCTGCGCGACAAGCCTCGTGAACGAGGCTGCCGACGGGGCAGATGGTATCCTCGCCTCCAGAGATTTGCATCATTGACAGTCGCCTTTGGGGTTGGTCCGTTACACTCGGCCTTGGGCTCTTTGATAGGCCTCTTTTACTACTTTTTCCGCCAGGCTGGGAAAATCGACGCCGGCTAGCGCTGCCTCGACGGCGCGGTGGATTTCCTCCAGCGGCGTGAAGGAGATGACCTTGCGGCCGCTGGGAGGAGGATCGATGCCAAGGGCGCGCACCAGGTCGGGTGCCAGGTCCATGCTGCCCTTGGATACGCTTTCGACGAGGGCCTCCTGGTTGGCGGGCAGAAAGACGCAGGCGTATTCCAGGAGCAGCCACTCGTCGATGACCAGACCGACCTTGTCGCCCCAGTCGTTCTTGCGGACCTCGTCGTCATCGGGAATGTGGACCTTCAAGGGCAGAAAACCGATGCTTTTGCCCTGGAGCAAACCGGAGCCGATGAGGGCGAAGACCTGGTCGGGCGGCCAGGCGTCGTTGACAGCCCAGGCGTCGGGGCGCGGCGGGTATTGCGTCTTGGCCTTGATGCCGACGACGCCGTCGGGGGGATTGCCGTCCTTGACGCGCTTGCGCCACAGCGAGCGGCCGACGGGTGCCAGCCAGTACGCGTGGCCGAGGGTGACAATGGGGTTGGCCTGGAACTGGCTGTCGTTCATGCCGCGGGCCACGACGACGTCGCGGGTACGGTCGGGGCTTTGAGTGCTGATCCACGACACGTCGGAGCGCTCACCGGGGTTGACCTCGGTGAGGCTCTTGGCGGTGACGCGGTGGCGATACTCATATTCCGGCGTGTGCGGCAACGACTTGAGCAGCGTATCGAGGGTACGGGCCTCGCGGTCGCGCATTGGAAGCCCAGCGGGCCTTCGGTGTTGCCATAGTCTTTGAGGAAATCGGGCATGGCTCACTCCTGCTCCGGATGGGGTTTGCGATTGCGGCCTGTGCTGGGGGCCTCGTCGCGCCGCGGCATGTCGGTGCGCTCCCATTGCAAAGGCAGCCAGGGCACGTCGCCCCAGGGCACCGGCGGCAGGCCGCGCTCCGAGCGCACCTCGTTGATCGACACGACGCCGTATTTCAGGTCCAGCTCCTTCTGCTGGATGACCGCGGCGGCATCGACCGGCCTGGGATCCTCGCTGGCCAGGAATAGCCGGCCGCTCGGATCGAACAGCGGTATCAGCTGGGCGTTGAGCTTCTCGTCGCGCCGCTCCAGCCGCGGGGCAATCGCCAGCTGCATGTGCTGCGCCTGGCTGGCCATCAGGTTCGCCAGGTTCGTCTGCGACGTCAGGTAGGCCACGGGAATGTGAAATGCATTACAGATATCCTCTTTGGTAGCATTTTGGTCGGCCAGCGCCGCCAGGTCGCCCATCGAGTGCGCCAGCAAGTTCACGCGCAGGCTGGTCTCACCGACAACCACCCGGCCGCTGCCGCCGCGGCGAAAGCGCTGGTTCCACTGTGTCTCCAGGCGGTCGCGTTCCTCCTCGCCCAGGGTCATCTCCGGTGACACAATGGCGTCGGGCACGGCGTGGTTCTCGAACTTCGCCTTTTTGAACGCCGCATAGTCGCTTGCGGTGGCAACCTGTTCGAAACAGGCTCGCAGAGGCGAGAGGCCGCTGGTGTAAGGGTCGCGCGGGTCGGGGTAGCGGAAGTGGATCACGCGGTCCGGACTGAAGCGCTGGTCGCGGCCGCCGGTGCGGTAAAGGTAGTAGTCCACCAGGTTGGGGCTGTCCGGCTCGCGCCGCGGCGTGACGTTCTGCGCCGGCAACAGCCAGACGTTGCGCGGCACGCCGAGCACGGGGTCGATGTCGAGGTACCAGTAGGCACTACCATGGACCTCCTGATACAGCGTGGTCAGTTCCCACAGGTCGAAGGCCCCCAGCACGTTGGCCGGAGCCGTGGGCTGCTGCAGCAGCGTCAGCAAAGGATGCTCGGTCACCTGCTCGATGGCGGCGGCGTCCTTGGTGCGCGCGGCCAGGTGGGGCACGGCACGCAAGCGTTTCTCGGTGCGGCTCTC